CTCTTTCGAGAGGAGCAGTGTTGTAGATATATGATAACCGTACCGAAGCACAGTTAGTCGTCTTGAAATAAGTTTTCATCTTTAAATAGGTGATACTATTCCTTAGGACATAATAGAAGCATAACTGGAAGGGAGTATACTCCCACCTACTACGGACTATCCAAGAGCCGGCATACCTAATCAGTCTCAAATCTTAACATTGTTCAATACACGTTAATTTTAGTGATATTGAGTTAAGACCGTTTAACCGCCGTATGATCACCCCTTGACTTCTGCGTTCGCATACTAGAATTATTCGTTCTAATAGCCCTACGTAGCGTTTATGTGGTCTGGTTGGGCTTTAATCCCTCAACTAGTTACTCGGCAAAGATTGAGTCTAGTACGCCAGTCTATTATGGAGCCGTAAGTTTCAATTTAGTTTCTTCTAACTTTCCGCCAAGAACGCCATCGTCGCAACCACTCACCTCCTCTGACAAAGTCAGTAGGACGTGGTGCTTCACGACGTATAGTAAGATCAGGTGCTAAACCGAGACCTTCTATCTCTTTCTCCAGAGTTTCAATTCTGGTTACTAAAACGGCTAACCGATCTAATGAAAGATCAGCTTCTATCAAAGAAGTTAAGTCTGTTTCAAGTCCTCGTAGCTCACTATGTAGGTCAAAGAAAGAATCTCGATAGCAAAATTCAATCATACCCATCAGGGATCTAAGTTGATCCTGTGATAGAGTTCCCGGGTCCCGAACCAGCCAGATTGCATCTGGGTTGGCACGTACAGCCCGAGGCCATAATGATCCTGAATACTTAGGATCCCCAACAAATAAGAATTTAGGCAATTGCCACGATTCATATTTGCTGGTTCCATAATGAGCCCTAGTTCTATCCACCTCAACTAGTTTAGTTAAGGCTTTCGCTCGAGGTAATAAATCAATTACTCTCTGACGAATGGACGCAGCCAGATCTTTAATCCAGATATCATCTGGGTACTTAAAGTCTTGACCACCAGAGGCCATCCACTGAAGGATGTCTCCTTTGAACCCAGGTCCTCCAGGGCCGTAGTAACTAACTACGTACCCTTGAAGGCGACGAGGTAATACTGACCATGATTGGTTAATCCTAGAAATGGATCGGTACCCGAATCCCAAGAGAGCTAAACCTTGGGATAAGGATAGTTGATACTTTCGTACCAATTCCAACCACGCTGGCAATGAACCAGCAGCTGAGAGGACCTCTAATAGAGCTAACGGTCCTACGGAGTGACCCCCGTAGTAAACACGTTTAGCAAATTCGAGAACCCCTCGTCCTGAGGAATCTTTAACGGATTTAGAGAGTTGGATTCCAACCCCTAGTCCGCTCATGATTCTCAAGTAGGTATCGGCTACTCGCCGGTCAGCAATTACTATGTCATCTCCTAAGAGAGCATAGTCCTCAAACCAGTCATCACCTGTTACCCGCCCAGACAATTCCGCTGCCATCTGCACTATAGCATGATGGGTCATAGCGAGCATTGCCCAAGAGGTTAAAGCACCCATAGGTTGCCCAACTGCGTAACGTACAAAACGGTCTCCCTCATCATCCAGGCCTTTAGCCCGGAGAGGTAACACGTAGTCACGACCTACCATCAAACTCATCCAAAGGTTTGCTCCATGAGCAGTTATCAACCTACTCAGAAGCGCACCTTGAATGAGAATCGGAAGACGATCCGTGGCAGAGCTAAGGTCCAAAGACCAAAAGCATCTGTGTCCTTTCGACTGTAATAGTCGGATAGGAGCAAGTTGATCGAATGTTCCATCCTGAGGTATAACCCTCAGGATATCGAACAGGTAATCATGCAATGGCTTCATTGCCCATTGCGTGAAACAGTCTACCATCGCAAACACACGGATTTTACCCGCAGGTTCATCTTTTAAACCTAGTTTACCAATATCAGTAGGCACATTACATGCCTCCTCCGTTAATAACGAAGGCGCTACTTTACCAAATTCCTCCAACCAATTGAGGAATCGGGTATTTCGGGTCATCAGTAACCAGTCTCGAAAGAAAGGATACAGATCTGATCTGGACCAGGCTATAGCTGTACGAATTATACCAAAAGGTGACGTAGACAGATATAAATCATTCGTTGGTGTTGACCGCGGAATGAGAAAAGGTGACACTCGAAATCTGGCTAGGAGAGTAAGGGGAGACTTTAAGTCATCCTCATCTACAGCTTGCATTTTAACAAGTTTTCGCCAGAACCGGCTAGAAAATCTAGACCAGTCAGGTAAGAAGCCCGAAAGCTCCTTACCAGGATCGGTGATTGAAGAAAAGGATAACTTTCCT